AAATACCTAAAAAGATCAAAATGGTTTGGCATATTAAAAAAACTAGCATATTTGGTTCAGACACAGTTTATTATAAAGGTGATAATAGATGGACAATAACTTATGGTGATCGCTCTACCTACAGTTCCGAAGCAAATGCAAAGGCAGTGACTTATATTTGGGATAAGAAAACTAGTAATGGTTGGGATGTAACTGCTGTTAATGAGAGTGCATAATGAAAACATTCGACAAACTTATGGGCGATATTAAAACTGTCAAGGGATTAGTTGACAAATATAAGCCTGTTGTGCAAGATAAGATAAAGGAATATAAACCTATTCTTAAACAAGATGCAACTAAAATGAAGAATCAATTTGAAAAGGATGTATTGCCTGGTTTAAAGAATATGGCTAATCAATTTAAAATGAAATGAACACACCTAACTGGCAACATAATTCTGGTAAACCAAAGAAACGAACGTTAAAACCACAAGCTCTACGACAAGCAAAGAAACGTCGTGGACAGTTAATAAAGTGTCTACTCAACCGTCCCAAGGGGCGGTTTCGTTGTTATAATAGGTACATAAAGCAAACAACATTATGACAGTCCAACACGAAATCAAATCACAACTCGCTAAACTACTTGCTACAGAAGATATTTTAGTTGAGCATAAGAAAGTCGAAACAGCAGAGTTCAATGTACAGACCCGTGTACTTACACTTCCAATGTGGGAGAAAGCAAGTAACGGAGTGATTGATATGTTAGTTGGTCACGAAGTTGGACACGCACTCTATACACCGAATACAGAGTGGTGGAAAGAGGTTCAGATACCTCAACAGTTTGTCAATGTTGTTGAAGATGCTCGTATTGAGAAGTTAATCAAGAGAAGATATGAAGGACTAAACAAGACATTCTACAATGCATATCACGAACTATCAGATAAGGACTTCTTTGATATTGAGAATAAAGATATGAGTGATTTCAATCTTGCAGATAGAGTCAATTTATATTTTAAGATTGGTCATTTTGTTGATATTGATTTCACAACTGAAGAGAACTTTCTTGTAAGTAAGATTGAATTAGCAGAAACATTTGAAGAGGTATTGAAATTATCTGAAGAACTATACAAAATGTGTAAGCAACAATTAGAGCAAGATAGAAAAGAAAGACAGGAAGTGGAGAATGATACAGGTATAGACTTAGGTGATGAGACTTTTGATGGTACACCTAAAGGAGAATCCGAAGAGGCAGAGGAAGAAGTAGATTTAGATTATCAGAAATCAGAATCTCAACCACCAACAATCGAAGAGATTGAAGATATGTTAGATGAACTTAATGGTCGTCCTCAACCAGAAAATACAGAACCAGAAGTTGAAACAATGGATGCCCTTGATGAATCACTCAAAGATTTAATTAACAGAGGCAGTCGTGAGAATCATTATATTGAATTACCAAAGGTAGATATAAATCAAGTTGTAATTTCAAATGAAAGAGTCCATAAAGAATTTAAAGAGCACTGGGATAATCAAAATATAAGAATACAAAATCAGTTCAAACAAAATCCAAACTACTTTATTTCACTTTGTAATCCAGAAAGAATCCCAGAGTCCTACAACCCATATGAAGAATTAGATAAAGATTTCTATGCATTCAAAAAATCAGCACAAAAGGAGGTAAATTATCTTGTCAAAGAATTCGAGTGTAAAAAATCTGCAGGAGCTTATGCCCGTGCTACTACTAGTCGCACTGGTGTTCTCGATACAGCTGTATTACACACTTACAAATTTAATGAAGACTTATTCAAAAAAATATCAGTAATACCTGATGGTAAGAATCATGGATTAATATTCATACTTGATTGGTCTGGTTCAATGAATAATGTAATGATGGACACATTGAAGCAACTTTATAATTTAATCTGGTTCTGTCGCAAAGTTCAAATACCTTATGATGTTTATGCATTTACAAATGATTATCCTAGACCTGCAATGTACGCAAATAGAGAGACTTTTTATGAACCAAAGGATATGATGGCAGAAGTCGCTAATAATTTTGCTCTATTGAATATGTTTAGTAGTCAAACCAAGTCAAAGGATTTAGATACACATATGATTAATATTTGGAGGTCTGCCAGTATATTTGATTGGACACAAAGCACACCTTACTTAGAAGTACCATACGGATATAGATTATCTGGAACACCTTTAAACGAAGCAATGGTTTCTTTACATCAATTACTTCCACAGTTTCAAAAGAAAACTGGTGCAGAGAAAGTACAATGTGTAGTTCTTACAGATGGAGAAAGTCAACCACTCAAGTATCATCGTGAGGTTCAGAGACAATGGGAGGATGAACCATATATGGGCACAAATTATTTTGGAGAAAGTTGTGTATTGCGTGACCGTAAGTTAGGTAAGACTTACATTTCAAAAGACTCTAGTAGATATGAATGTACAGATATGTTACTTCATAACCTAAGAGATAACTTTCCACAAACTAATTTTATCGGTATTCGGGTTCTTCCAAGTAGAGAAGGTGGTTCATTCATTCGTAGATACTGTGGGTATGAAACAGATGCATCAAACAAAATGTTGCAACGTTGGAAGAAAGAAAAGTCTTTCGCAATCAAGACCTCTGGATATCATACTTACTTTGGTATGGCATCATCTGCACTCAACAACGATGGAGAGTTAGTTGTAAAAGAAGACGCAACTAAGGCAGAAATCAAAAGAGCATTTGCAAAGAGTCTTAAAGGAAAGAAAATGAATAAGAAGATATTGAGTGAATTTATCGAATTGGTTGCTTGATAAATAGTGTTACCTTACAATAATACTATGGAACCTAGAATATCATCTAAAGATGCACAGGCAATGATGAATGCATATGCAAAAGTATATGCACCAAAAGAAGAGGAGGCACCTGAGACCGAAGCAACATCAGAACTTCAATTAGGGAAGGATGTAGATTTAACTTCAGAACCTGCTGAAGAGGAATCAGAATAAATAAAATTAATTAAAAAAGAACAATGTCTAAATTCGGAGATTTGATTAGCGGAAAACCTGCTGAAGCACCAGTTGTAGAAACACCAGTAGTAGAAGAAGCACCTGTAGTAGATACAGCACCTGCATCTGTAGAAGACCCTGTTGACCCAGAACCTCTTGATTTATGGAAATTATCAAAAGATGAACTAGAGGATTATGGACGCACAATTGGTATTGAACTTGACCGTAGATATAGTAAGTCAAAGTTAGTTAAAGAACTAGAAGATTTCATAAAAACAAAATAAACCAATTATAAAAGTGGCACACTAGGGGTTTCATCAACCCCTTTTTTTGACTATAATAATAACATAGTTAAGAAACAACACTTTTATTATTATGCCTTTTGAATTAAAAATGACTTCTGAGCAAGCAATCGAAAAACTCAAGAATCTATATGGTACTGAGATTACCACAGCAGATATCAAAGCATTCTGTGCTATGAATGATATTACTTATCAAACAGTTACTAAGAAATTACAGGATTTCAAAGTAGCAAAGGGTAAGTGGAATCTTGAAGTTACAGTTGCAGCAGTCGAAAACATTGAGAAGTCCTACAACTCACCTGCAGTTATTCCTGCATCAGAGAAGAATTTAGTTCCTGCAGTAGATGGAACATTCTTAAAATTTGGAAATTTTCCTGACGTAAAGAGAATTATACAATCAAAACAATTCTATCCAACATTCATTACTGGTTTATCAGGTAATGGTAAAACATTTGGTGTTGAGCAAGCATGTGCACAGTTAGGTAGAGAACTCATCAGAGTTAACATTACAATCGAAACAGATGAAGATGACCTAATTGGTGGATTCAGACTTGTAGATGGTAACACAGTATGGCATAATGGTCCTGTTATCGAAGCACTTGAAAGAGGTGCAGTATTATTACTTGATGAGATTGACCTTGCATCAAATAAGATACTTTGTTTACAACCAGTTCTTGAAGGTAAAGGATTATTCCTTAAGAAGATTGGTAGATTTGTTGAACCAAAAAAAGGATTTAATGTAATTGCTACTGCAAATACAAAGGGTAAGGGTTCTGATGATGGTAGATTCATCGGTACTAATGTTCTCAACGAAGCATTCCTCGAAAGATTCCCAGTAACATTTGAGCAAGCATACCCAAGTGTAAACAATGAAATTAAACTTCTAGGTTTACACGCAAACACTATCGGTGTTAATGATACTGAGTTTGTTAAGAAGTTAGTAGATTGGGCAGACATAATCCGTAAAACATTCTATGATGGTGGTATCGAAGAGTTAATCAGTACTCGTAGATTGGTTCACATACTTCGTGCATACTCTATCTTCAAGAATAAAGCGAAAGCAATCCAAGTTTGCATTAATCGTTTTGATGACGAAACAAAGCAATCATTTATGGAATTGTATGATAAAGTAGATGCAGACTTTGAAATGCCTGAGACAAATGAATCTGTGGAAAAATTATAAAGATGTCCTACACGAAACATTCCCCCTCCATAATGGAGTAGGGAGTGTTTGGGCAGAGTGGGAGAGTAAAAGTACCTTCCTAACTGCAAAGACCTATACAACTCCACTCATTATCAAATCCAGAGAGGTTGAAATATGGAGTGATAAAAGTTGTATTTACAATAATATAATCTATCCAAAGACGGGCAGTAACTTGCCCTGTTTTGGTATGGACTTGATGGCATTCAATGAAAAGAGAGTTATCATTGTATTTGACTTTCAACATCCAGTTGAAAAATATCTTTTCTCAGTTGAGGGATTACCAAAGGCAGATAAAGAATATAGATTTTTTGAAATGGGAAATCATTTTTCAGAGAACATCTATGTTAGATATACTACCTTTGATAAAGTAGACGAACATCTAGAAATGTTTACTAATTACTTGACAAAGTATAGAGATATGTTAGAATTAGAGAAACCCACTGGTGTAGATACTAGTGTTTACAAGGACTTTGATGCTTATATGACTAAACTAGACCCAGTTGGAGGATATCTTACTGGAAAGTTTGGTAAGAAAAAGGCAGAGAGTCTTGTAAATGATTTCTTGTTTTGCTATGGTTAATGCATGGAGTTTACTAGGTTCAATAGTAAA